ACTTGATGGATCAGCATTTATTGTTCCTTGAGCGTTAATAACAATAGTCGCTGTAGCACCTGATCCAGATCCAGTTATATTATATAAAGGAACAGAAGTGTAGGTTCCCTGTGAATAACCAACACCAACATTAGTTTTGGTCATTGCGTTGGCGGTTCCACCTGCTTTTTCTATAATACCTGAAATTGCTGTTGATATTGTTTCATCACTGACTTTTGCACCTGGAATTAGAATATCATTCATTACCGTAGTGTTATCAATAACAACCTTTAATTTGCGTGGTAAAGTTTTAATTGGATCTGATCTTAATTCAGATGAATCACCTTCAAGTTCCTGTTTAGGATTATAGAAGAATGCGGTTCCTGATTCTGAAGTGAAATTACACTTATAGAGTTTGAACTTCATATCTTCAAATTGACTAGCAGTCCAAATAGTTCCGTTTTGAGATTTAAATAAACTACCACCAATATATTGTTTAGTAACAAGAACACTCTCAGCATCAGGTAATGTAGTAGTATTAACAGTTCTTTCACCCATACGTGCAACCCACATTTCATATAACTGTGATGTAGGTGCTAGAGCAACTATAGCGTATTCCTGATCTGGTTCAAGATATACAGGTGATGGGAATTTTACATTTGTTGCTTTTGTTCCATCTTGAGATGTTTCTATTTCAGATGGTTCTAAAACAACTCGTGCGTGTTCTACTAGTGGGAAACCTTCAGGAGTACCTAGTGTTACTGGTCTAATTTCAATTGTGCATTTTGTTGATGGATCAACGTTTGCGAAGTATAAATCAACTGAAGAAAGAAATGCTCCTGTCTCATCAGTAGTAAATGATTGTGCTAGAGGATCTCCACCTCTTCCTCCTCTTCTAGGTAGTCTTCTTATAGGTCTAAAAACATTTACTCTCTGTCTTTGTAATTGTCTTACTAAACCATTTGCCTCATATGTTGTTTCACCACTACTAATTAATAAACTACCCTTTAATGGTTTTTCATTTGTCTTACTTGATGTTAGTTTGAAAGTTTTCGTTCCTACAGTAAATCTTAGTGGTGGTAAGGGTTTTGTAAATGGATCTCTAAAGAAAAGTGCACCACTAAGATCACCAAAAGTATCTGGTATTAATTTTAAACTTTCTATAGTTGCTTGAGCACCACTTGTTTCACCAAGAAGAGTCATTCCCTTTTTCACAAATCCAAAATATTTTCCTAATACCTGATCAACTAGAGAATTAATATCTATATTTAATATTGTTGCGGATGAGGAATATACTGATGGTAGTTCTACAGATCTATCGTATGGATTTAAACTGTATTTTTGTCTTGGGGATGCACCAGGACCAGTTTTATGATTAGGGGCGTATACTCTTGCACTGAATACTTTTTTCTTACCTATAAATCCTTGAATAGTTTCCCCAATAACAAATTTTCCTGAATTCATTTTGATTTCAATCAATTTTGGAACTATATCAATTCCACTGGTATTATCAAAGAAGGCATAATGTCTTTGTAAAGGTCTCAAATTACTTGCATTGAAGGCAACATTTCTTGATCTAATATGAGTATCAGGATTAACTGGACCTCGAACTGTTTCTATAAATGATCTTGTAAGAGCTTGTTCACCTCTCCTTGTTCTCCGAATATCCTCTTGGAAAATTCTATCTCCACCACCTACATTAAGGGGTCTAGCTCTTCTGGTTCTACCACGACCACGACCAAATAAACGAGCGAAAAATCCTCTTCTTCTTCGTACCCTATCATTTCTTCTAGGAATCCTTGTGTTAGCTCGGAGAACTATTGTTCTTCCTATAACTGTTCTTACTCTATCGCTATTTGTAACAATGGTTCTTGTCCATGAATCTGAGTCTGGAGTTAAAGCTATAGTTCCAATAAACTCAATCATACTAAATGGATTTACATTCTCAACTCTTGATGCTAGAGGTTGATTTAACATCTCAACTTCATCATATTTCAGGGTAATGTGTTTACCAGTTTTTTGAACATTAGAATCTAACAATTCCAAATCAGAATTAAAATCAGCTGTGTCTACATTTATTGAAGGTTCTAAAGCAGGTTGAGGTGCTATGGTATAAAGATCAACTGCTGTAGTAAATTCCTGAATATCAGTAACCACAAAACCTTTTGTTGATACATCTATACGTTCGGCATCTCTAAAATCATCGACAAAAAATCCACTCTTGAATCTATCTAAATTATCAGCATCCCTTACTTGGAAAGTTTGTGTATTAAGTTCTAACAATGAAAGTGATGTTGTCTCTTCAAGAGTTTCGATTCTATCCTCAAGATTACCAATATCTCTCATTGTATATCTTTTATTATCCACTGATCTGATTCTTGCATCCTGCACATCATAAAGATAAGCAGGAAGAGTAATAGTTGCTATATGCATGGACTCATCTATACCTGCTGGTTCTTTTGGATCAAGTGCTGATACACCTTTCACTACTTCCATCACACCATCCTTACTTAAAGTAACTCTATCAATTCTTGGTAAGTAGTGTTCATAACCAATCAAAGCACTTTCTTCTGGTGTCACTGTAAGAGTAGGATTTGTTTCTGCTGAAAAATCTCTACTTGAAAAATCAAATGGTGAAGTGTTTGTTGCATTAAATCTAGCAACTCTTGGTCTAAAATCTAAAGTATCTGAAATTCTTACACCAGAATCTGTAAAAGGTATATCATACTTGAATGCTTCTGATGGATATGAATCAACAGTGAATACGTCTCCAGTATCACTACTTGGAACTTCAAAATAATTGAATATTATAAGTAACTGTCTTGAAGGCACATATTCACTAGTTCTTATTATACGAGAATAATCATAGAAATCATCTCTTTGACCTTTATCTAACTCATATTTGTCTGTCGCATCTTGGAAATTACCCTTACTGACAACTTGAACCACAGAAGTTATACTCGATTCTTCAAATGTGCATATCTCTCCAACTACAAATGTAGATGAATTTAGGTATACTATTTCAACTTTAGTTGCTGATGATCTTGTAACCACTTGTGCGAGAGCACCACTAGTCGATCCCACAATTTTTTCACCTAATATAGATGCTGTATCAAGATTCAAACCAGATGGTAGTGTTATTGAATCTAAAGTTGGTGCTGAAGTATCTAAAGATTCATATACAGCAATAACCTCCACAACATCTGGTAAATTTAACGATATTGCATCATCTTCAACTCTTAAACCTAAATATGTGCTTGTTGAAAGTCCACTTGTAGCAGTTGATGCAGCAGATACTGTTCCATTTACTGTTAGTTTTTCACTCCTTATAAATTCTTTCTTTTTACTTTTGATACCTATCTTTTTAGCAGTAACATTAACAACAACGTTTGATTCATTAGGTGTTAATCCAGTGAATTCAACTGTCGCACCACCAGAACCAAGACTCACTTGATCTGATGTTAGATCCTCAATTGACCCATCACTGTAAGCAACATAATACCTTTCAGCATCAAATGTTTCAAATAAAGCACTAGTCAATCCTATACTAGCATTAGTTATAGGTATACTTAAAGCACCTGTAACTGAATTAGTTGATTGTCCAGTAACTTGTTTTGATACGATTAAATTAGAACTGGCAAGATTTACTGTAGATACATCATTACTTCCTATATTTGCGTATAAACCACTACCTTCAAATACTATGGGTGATCCTACGATAACATTTGTTTGAACTGCTGCTGATGGTAGTCCTCCCTCACATACACCAGTCACATCTTGAACTGCTTCAACCTTTGCAGTTGTAACACCTACACTTTCAATACGATTAAAACTATCAACTGCTTGACCTTGAACTGGATATTTAACAATATCACCAACTCTCAACCCAGAAATCACCTCTAGTTTACCAGTAATCACACCATTTGTTGCAATTTCTATTTGATCTGCAACTCCTAAACCTGATAATGCTACTTTTTGTAAAACAACATCTCCACCAAAATCCGCTGCAAATCCAGTTACAGAGCTAGTATCTTGATATACTGATTTTATATCACGGATATCATGTATTAATACAGATTGTATTGATCTAACTAATGATTCATCACCATTAATTATAATTTGCTCACCAGTTACAAATGTTCCTGATGTTTGTGTTAATTTAACAGCTTTGCTATTATTTACGGTGGTTTCTACAAAACCAGTAGCTCCACTACTTTTTCCTCTTACAAAAGATGCTTTTGGACATTGTAAAGGACTTAGAGCGACATTAACATCTATATCAATAAAAGTTTGAACATCAAATACATACAAATCGTGTTCAGTCGCTGCGTTTGAGTAAGATGCGTCAGATAAATTGTGCATGTATACTCTCGCTGCACCTATCCTATTACCATTAGATCCTGTTACAGATGATCCTCTTCTCTGATCATATAACTCAATAGTATTAGATGATGATAATGCTATTTGTGGTGTTCCATGAACATTATTTAATTTAATTTTTGTTCCAAATTCAAAGGGAATTTGAGAGTTATCAATTTTTGAGACATCTCTTGGTTTTTCAACATCTATAATTGTTGTTCCTGCTTTAGATATATCGTAACCTTTAACATATGCAGTTCCAGCAGATACCTTGACCGCCATCAAGTCCTCAGATGGTGTATTTCCCTGCTCAGTTTGTTGTCCTTCAAAGTATACTCCTTCGTTTGATTGTAGATCATTTAAACACTCACTGACTTCAACCTCAAAATTATCTATTGAATAATTTCCAGATTCATCGAATGTTCTTTTTGCAAAGTAATCTCTAATTAAGTTGTATTCAGAAGATTCTTTTAATACTTTTATTTCTCCATTATCAATCCTTACAAGTTCAACAAAAGTTTTATCATCATAATCGTTAAGTGTTTTTTTAGATAAAGTTGCAGAAATTTTTAATCTATCAGCACCAGGTGCTGCAAAGTTTGAAAATCCTTTAGCATTATCATAAAGTGACTTATCATCTTTAGCAGATACTATCTCCTCTAATATTGTTAGTCCAACTCTATATGATGAATTATTTGTATATGGATCTAGAACTATACTACTTTTACTAACATTTACAAATGTTCCCCTAACAAAAAATACACCTTGACCAACAGAAACTTGTGAAGAGGTCGCTGTTGCATCTTCACTTACCAAAGTTGCTACTGTCTCACCCGATGTGATTGTTGTATTTCCGTAAGTAATTGTATCCTCTAATATCAATATCTCACCATCTTCAAAACTAGAAGATTCGTTATCAGTTCCTGATGTAGAATAATTTACATATAATGTAACATCAGTATACTCAGGACCGTCCGTTGGGAAGAAACAATCATCAACAATAGCAACCACACCAGATGTTTGACCTCTTATTTTCTTACCATGTAATTGTTTTGTATATACTGTTACATCAATACCCAAATGGTCAGGATTTATCTTTACAGCACTATACTTATTATTATAGTTAATATTTCCAGGAATCACCATTGATCCCTCTTTGAACATATGACTACCGAAAGATTCTACCTGATGTTGTAATATTGATTGTAATTGTGTTAATTCTCTTGCTTGAACTGGAAAACCTGGTTTAAATAACACACGATAAAAATTATCATTCCTATCGAAATCGTCAAAAAATGGGTTTATATTTAAATTCGTTTTTTGTGGCATTTTTTAGAATTCTAGAATGATTTTAACGTCTTCTTTTTGTCTAGCATTTCTTGAAATCAATGGACGATTATCAAGATATACTATATCTCCTGACCTTTTATTTATCTCAGGATTAGACACCCCTTGCGTGAATTGAGCATCTAATGATATAAGTTTGGTTCCTGTTGGATTTGTGCTTACACCAGTGAATCCAGTATCAATAGATCCCTGAAATCCGCTTGAATTTACTGGATTAGCGTTTGATTCAAAAGGATGAACTTTTGCGAATGTGCTCACACCAACATAATCAAGAGTATCAAATGAGTTTGGATTTAGAACGTTGGATCTATCTTGAACAAATTTTAATACTTTAGTGTCTGTATCCCATGCTGCAACAAAACCTTTTGCAGTTCCTCCTGATACAACTTGAGATACTGAATTACCAATAGTTGGTGTTCCATTAGCAGTCAAGAATTTCAAAGCACCAACAGATGAAAATGTCGGATCAGTGAATAATGATGTTGAACCAATGGATGTTGGATTCTTAACAATACCAATTTGTGAAAAACTGGTATTTGTTGGGAAATCATTTGTAGTTGATGTATCGAATCTAGCAAATACTAAAACTCTATCTGATCCTAATTCTTTGTAAATATCACTACCATGACCCTTTGATGGTGGGATAATAGGTATTAAATTTGCCTTTACACTTGCACTTGTATTACCAATAGCACCTAAGTCAACCATACCGTAGGAGTATCCTTTACCTCCAGATGAAACCACTGCATTAGTAACTTTACCATTTATAACATCAACAACTACTTTACCACCCTCACCATCACCTAAAATCGCTACTTCCACACCTGTCCCATCAGTATATCCAGCACCTTGGTTCTCAATGTATACCTTTTTAATTTGGTTATTATTTACATCAGAATCTCCATTATCTCTCACTGCAACAATTTGAGCATCAGATGAGGTTGTCCAGTTATTTGTAACAGATATAAAATCTGTAGAATCAAACTTTATAATATCACTAGGAGATACTGTAAATAAGTATTTCCAAAGATATCCATCACCACTTGATCCTGCTCTTGATGGTTCCAAATCAGTAAATGTTGGTTCATCTAATGATGCATTACCTGTAGTGGAGATACCTGATGATCCATTATCAATACAAATGTAAACTTTGAAATCACTATTCATAACATAGTAATTAGCATCATACAAACGTGTCGATCCTGTATTAGGAGATCTATTAGTCAAACTATAGTCATGACGATACATCTCATATTTTGTTCCTCTTGACCAAGATATTTTTCTTACGAGTCTTCTTACATTATCAGAAGTGACTTTTTTACCAAAAGACATATTATCACCTACAAAATTCAAGTAGTTGAAATTATCTGTTGGACTTGGTGTATCAGTGTTAAAATCTGTTTTTCTACCAAACCCAGATGTGGTTGGATTAGACAGACCAACAAATACGTAGTAAGAATTGTTAGAGTCTGTAACGTTATCTACAAAATTACTAGCATTTAATATTCTAAATTGATCTGTTACAATAGCGGCCATCGAATTGGGTTTTTTTCTATATTTATACGTTAGAGACTATAGTTATTTACTTAATCCACCAGAATCTCTCAAACCTATCCCTCGTCTCTGTAATATTGGGAAGGTTGTGAGACCTGCATCTATATTTAACCCAGTTACACCAATGGATATTGGAGAACTAGATCTTGTAAATCCAGAAATTTTTCCAAATGATAATGTTCCACATGGATTTGTTAGAGAACCAGTGGTTGCAATACCAACTACACTTGTGGTTGATAATATATTGCAAGTTAAAATACCTGCATTACCAGGAATACTTGAGAACGCATCAATTTTGAATACATTATTTAAGAACGTTGTTCCTATACCAACTGTTGATGAATCATGACCGTCAATGGATGTAACTCCAAATCCAGTCACAGTATCTGATATCAGTATTATATCATTTGCTGAGAGAGCAGAAATACTTGGATGTGTAATGAAGAATTCTAACGCAAGAGGATTACCACTGATACCTGTTGCTGTTTGAATACCAGTGATGATACCAGAGAATCCAGTTGCTACACCAGCGTTAGTAATATTTTCAAGAGATACACTAGGTAATGCAGTAATTACCTGTGGAGGAACTGAGTGCGTATATCCAAGACCAGGATTTGTAATATTTGCAGTTCCAGACAATGCACCATTTACAACACTTAATGTTGCTGATGCAGTGGTTCCAATACCGACACCTATCGCACTTGGAGCAGATATCTTAACATCAACTGTTGATCCAGTGTATCCAGATCCACCACTACCGATAGTAAGTGCACTAATTGTACCTGCAGCGGATACAGTTGCTGTTATCGCAGCAGCAACTGGATCAACTGAAGTATTTACTATAAGTCCATCAATATTGATTGGACTTCCCACTTCATAATCAAATATTCTACCATTATCTAAGAACAATCTAGATCCAGTTGTTGAAAGATCACTGATAATTCTAGCGGTTGGATAAACTAATGGTTCTATTGAGTCTCTTGCTTTTGAAACATCTACTCCTGAAATATTCTTATCTCTTTTTTGTTTAGTCCAACTAATTGGTTTAGGTGCAGTGCTAATTCCTAATCCTGTATATAAATTTGTTTCTACTTTATCAGATGTGGTAATATTATAAATCGTTCTTGGTTTTTGAGATAATGATCCAGAGATGGTATCATTTTTATTTAATGTAAGTATGTCTCCCTGCTTAACAGTTTCGATTATATTAACAGATTTACTATCTGTACCACGAGATCCTCTGTAGAAGAATATATCTACTTTATCATCTTCATCTGGTGGTTCACTGAATGTGAAAGATGTACCACCCTCAAACTGGTAATGTGTTCCAGGTTCTTGAATCACACCATTTACAAATATTAATAGGACTGCATTCAAATCTATCTCAGAACCTGGATCTACTTCAAAACTTAGTAATTCTTTATTAAATTCTAATGGGAATCTTGTTCTTCTTCCATTTTGTAAGTTCTTTATAGAATCAACATTATCTAACTCACCAAACTGCCATGATGCAAAGGAGTCTGTAAATACCTCAAGAACTGTTAATTCAAATTCTTGAACCACAGATCCAAGTCCACGATCAGTTACAAGACCAACTGGTTTGAAGACATCACCCTTTCTAAAACCATAACCTTGTCTTGCAATACTAAATGATGTAACTTCATGAAGAGTGGATCCTATACCAACTGTGCTTGCTGGTCCTACATCAATATTAATTAATAAATTTTTACCTGTCTCAGTTGTCGCACCTTTATCCAATCTTGAAACACCAACAACTTCAAGATTCTCATATGATGGTTGTGGTATATTGATCTGTGGTTGTACGTAGCCACTTCCACCACTTGCAACTGAGAATGTGAGAGTTCCACCTACGCCCACTGTCGCATTAACAACAGCACCAGTTCCTGCACCACCACCAGCACCAACATTAATTGTGATGGTATCGGTTGTAGTTGCAGTAATATCTGTCTGAATACCAACTATTGGATCACCATTTGTAGAAGTTGGAGTTGGTCCTGAACGAGGATATGGGTGTAGTGTCTGGAAATGATCTTTAGAACATCTGAAGACGATACCACCAGTGTCTATACCTACAGTATCACTTGTTGTAAGATCATGTCCAGGTATAGTAATTACAAATTCTCCACTAAATGAGGTATATACTGCATTGGTTGCTGTATAAGCATCACCTGCGAATGATCCCTTTCTAATAGATCCTATACCAGCACTTTCAAATCTATGCTCATATGCTACATCTGTAACTCCAATAGCTACTGTGCCTCTATATCCAGAACCATGAGTGTCTGCGGTTCCAATACCTACAGCAGTAATTGTTCCATCTTGATTTTTAACTGCAGTGACTGCTGCACCAACTAGTGGTGCAAATCCTAAACCATTAGTGGATCCTAATGATACAATTACTCCACCTCTAGGTAATTGATTTTTGTTTACATCTTCATTTGATAATATTAAATTGTTACTACCATCTGTGATACCTGTAAAGGTTACGCTTGTAATACCAGTTGCTCCCTCTACAAAATCATAGATATTACCAGTATTATTTGAAGTCGTAGGTGTTTGGAATATATCATTTATGAACAATACTCCACTTCCAGTCTCTATTCCAGTGGTATTTGCACCTCCCACACTTAATGTGTAAGTTGCACCTATTCCTGTAAAGTCTCTACTAATATTATCAAATACAGCGTTCGTTGTATAATCCTGTCTGGTAAAAACTCTTCCTCCAAATGACGATCTTGGATTAGGTATCATGCTATCATCATCAATTATATCTGTGCTATTACCTAAAGGTGGTTCAGTGAAATGTATTTTACTTCCCACAAAATTATATGATCCCAAATGAACTCTGGCGGTAGCACCATCATTATGTGATGCTGCAGTTGATCCGACAACTCCCCTTTCAACATTTATGAGATTGAACGCCCCCGACCCTATGATTGGTCCTGATGCAGTTACTCCTAGACCAACTAAGTTTACTTTCATAAACTCATCATCAACTTTTATCAAATCACCAGCAGCGATGGTTCCTATACCTGATAATGAAAATGTAGTATCACCAGCACCTATTGACCCATAGTTATCAAAAAGGGTAAATGATAACTTAGTATATGCTATTGGACTTTGAGCAACACCATCTATTGATATAATCGCTTTGGTTAATTTCTTATCCATTGTAAGTGTATGTGCATTACCACTTCCAGCAGATGAGAAATCAATTGCAGTTCCAGCGAGTGCATTATTTCTTGTTGTCGCTAACTTAAATTCAGAAGATCCAACCTTGATTGCGTAAACGGTTGTTGGAATATTACTTCCTCCAGACTGTATACTAGTTGCTGAAACACCTGAGAATGAAGAAC